AGATATGTATCAAATCAAATCTGCTCTAAATGTAGGATTATCCTTCCCATCATGGAAGTTTGGAGGGATAAGATCGGAGTATATGTTAAGAGGAGATGCTCTTGCAGACTTTTGGATGAACAATAACAATCAAGATTCGGAGAAAATGATATCCGATGCTCAAGTTGCTATATATGTAGCCGCAGGAAGGAAGATGGTTGATTACGATTCTGCCTTCGGTTCTATTGACCCTGCTAAAGGTGCTGTTCCCGATTGGGTGAGAATCACAAATATGGGTCTGGGTGATTTCAACTTCAGACCTCAATTCCCACCGAATAAGAAAACAGACGCAGGAATTACGAGAATGTTGTAACGACACATTCTTTGGACGCTAATTGACTTGGGGATTACCTCCCCCTCCCTCGTGAATGTCTTCATGATGTATCATAAATTGAAAACGCAACTTTAATAATCGTAGTATTACCTTTAGCCACTTCGGGACGCTTTAGCGGTTCGTGTGGGTAAAGCGATTATTAAAGATGATACCATTATCTCATATTGATACTCTAATGTCATTACAACCGCAATCTATAAATAGTCGTAGCGCACATCTATAATTGGTGACGGGGATAAGACCTGTGGGACTTCTCGCACAGGCCCCGTCCCCACGAGAAGTGAATACGATGAAAGAACTATTATCAAAACAAAGGTCAAGAGCGTGGTGTCTAACACTGAATAACCCCGATGCTAAAATAGATAAAGAAATTGAAGCATTTACAAAACAGGATTGCTTCCAATATTGTATATATCAATTGGAAGAGGGTGAGAAAAGAAAGACCCCACATTATCAAATGTATATTGAGGTCAAAGAAACTTTAAGAGGTTCTGCTATCAAGAAGTTTTTCCCTACTGCTCATATAGAAAAGAGAAGAGGTTCTCAAAATCAAGCCATCGCCTACTGTCAAAAGGCTGAGTCAAGAAAAGGTTCTATAATTGTCTACGGGAAACCGTCCGTTCAAGGAGCGAGAAATGACTTACAGGAATTGGTAGCGATGTTGGACAAGCATTCAACATGGAACGAATGTATTAGAGATGCTACCATCCATCCACAACTTGCTAAATACGGTTCATTTGCGAAAGAGTATTTCAACTCAAAGAAATCCAAGAGAGATGGATTGAGAATGCTACACAGATGGCAAGAAGAGTTACTTGAAGTTATCAAGGGGGAACCCGACAATAGAACCGTCACATGGTATGTAGATGTTGAAGGTGGAAAAGGAAAGTCCGAGATGACAAAGGAATTAATTACTCAACACGATGCGATTGTCATGGGTGGAAGAGGTGCTACTGATTTATATCAATACGCCCAATCCAAGAATAAGATTGTAATATGGGATTTCCCAAGAGATATGCAGATGCACGAACCATATGATGCAATCGAGAAAATCAAGGATGGATATTACACTTCAACATTTAGGAATCCGATGTTTTGTCAAAGAGATTATCCTGCTCACATCATCATTTTCGCTAATTACAAACCCGATGAGTCTAAATTATCCGCAGATAGATGGAAGATTATTGAATTGACTGACGATGATTGTGACCCTTATCTCAAGTTTAGTTAAAATAGATAACTATAAATACTATAAGCGATCATAGATTAGTATGGCAAAAGGCCCTAACGACATTATACTGAGAGACAGACTTGAGTTTACACTGACAGGAGGCTCTTTGGGTCTCGTGTGGGGAAGAATCAATTTAGACGACTATGTGAATCCATTAACCAATCAAGGTTTGGACATTAAGGAAATCTTCATCCAACCAAGAACCAATGGCGGAAGCGGTGAAGTTGCTACTCAACTAACCAACACAGGTAACTTTTGGGCAGGGACAGGATTCATTCCTGCGACCACAGGGGATTCTTGGAGTGCTATGAAAGTAGTTGCTTCTACAAGGGCTTACCAATCTATGAGTGATATTGGAATCGGTTCTCCCGATGTCTATCACTGTGAGACATGGACTTCACAAAACTCAAGGTATATCTTCACTTCGGGTGTTGGAGATGCGGGTTCATTATCTCAACAACTACAACATGAAAGATACGGAGTTAAAGACTTGCATCCTGCAGGTGCTCCGATCGTGAGTGATTTACTGATTGGTGTCGCTGCTGATAACCTATCCTCATACGACGATACTGATATTCTTTACTTAGATGTTCAACTTGTAGCAAGCCCTACTAAAATTAACTCAAAGCAACTGACCGAGATGCTAACTCAAGGTCAGGATTTGTGAGAGTGATTTAGTGTGGCAAGGACTAAGAAGGAAGCCTTCATTAGCAAGGTTGAAACAGCCTCTTTTGGGGCTACAAGTGGTGCTGCTATCGGTAGTCTTTTTGGCGGAGTTGGCGCACCCGTTGGTGCTGCCATCGGCGGTATTGGGGGTCTTATTTTCGGTGATACACCAATTGTCTTTCAAGAGCCTATGATTATCATTCCCGCAAGAGAACAATATCTACTTGGAGGAAATAAACCTTCCTATATGATATACGCTCATGCAGGAGAGTCTTTGCTACCTACAGGTGGTAATGTGGCTGATACAGCAGAAGGAGTAGCAGAAGTAGCGGCAATAGTCCCTACAAGCCCTGCAAGGAAGAAGACCAACAAATACACAAGGTTCAACAAGAGGTTCAAGTTTAGGGCGAAGAAGAAATCCGAAACGGGAGTCTCATATATGAAGGCAAGGAACAAAGCAGTTTCAGCAGCATGGAGGAAACAATAATGCCAATCAATGAATTAGACATAACCTTTGGAAATGCACATGGTGGTTTAGTTGAAAGCGGATTGGCTATCTATCAAAAGAAAGTAACCTTGAGTAGTGGCATGAGACATACAATGATGGCAGTCGATGTATTTGACGATTCAATGATACTGCATCAATTCCCTGCTAACGCTATGATTGAGTTTTATATCAGTGCCCAACCAATCATATATTCGGAAATGGCCTTTGGCCCTGTAAATGCTTATGCTAATAGAGGCCCTCAAGCCGCAGAAGAAAACATACTGTATAAATCCATATTCCTAAAAGAAGGTAATATGTTCAAAGTAGACGAGTTTCCTAACCAAGTATTAGGTGCGACCCCTACATTCAATTGGTATAGTCCTCAAGTATATCTTACAATGTTGGTTCATGGAGTAGATGAAGTTGATATCCCCGACAATTTAGCACTTTCGGTCTACATGGCTGTAAAAGAAACATCTGCGGGTGCTGTGGAATACGGCATGGGAATGCTAACTGAGGTCTTATCTGCACAAACAAGAACCAAGACCGTAGATATGTATCAAATCAAATCTGCTCTAAATGTAGGATTATCCTTCCCATCATGGAAGTTTGGAGGGATAAGATCGGAGTATATGTTAAGAGGAGATGCTCTTGCAGACTTTTGGATGAACAA